ATAACAGAGAGTACCTCTTCACGGGGGTACTCTTTTAACTTTTAAGGATAGACAACGTGTCAGCTTACAATTTTCTTGGCCTTGTGAATGATGTGAATCGTAGGCTCAATGAAGTTGAGTTGACCTCTGCTAACTTTGCTGCAGCTACTGGTTTCTACTCTTCGGCTAAAGACTCTGTTAACTCTGCACTACAGTACCTTGGGCAGAATCAGTTTGAATGGCCCTTCAACCATGAAGTAAAAGAGCAAACTCTGACTGCAGGTACAGTGCGTTACGCTTATCCTAATGATGCAAAGACAATCGACTTTGATTCCTTCCGTATCAAACGTAATGATACTTTTAATAACACCACCCAGAAATTGCAGATCGTTGCTTACGAGGAATATCTAGAGAACTATCTAGATGATGAATATAACACCACGAATACCTCTATTAGAAGTCTACCCAAGAGAGTCTTTAGAGCGCCTAATCAATACTACGGGGTTCATCCTGTACCAAATAATGCTTATGTACTGGTGTATGAATACTATAAGAACACTACTAAGCTAGATAGTTCTACAGATGTTCCTGTCTACCCAGAGTCTTTCCGTTCTGTTATTGTAGATGGTGCTATGTATTACGCATATACTTTCCGTGGTAATACTCAGGATGCTACCCTACACCTACAGAAATTTGATGAAGGTATTAAGGATATGCGTTCTCTCTATATCAATCGCTATGAGTATATTAGAGACACCCGTGTCCACAGAGGTGACTCTATGAATATGCGGGTAGGATAATATGCCAACAGCATGGGAAACATTCCCTATTGAAGTTAAAGGTGGACTTGTTACAAACATCTCCCCGCTTCAACAAGGTATTACTGCACCGGGGTCAGCCAGACGTTTAACTAACTTTGAACCTTCTATTGAGGGTGGTTACAAACGTATCCTTGGATATACAAAATTTGATGCTGCCTTTGTCCCACCCTATGGTGAACCTCTTGTTCAGGGTAGTGGTCAGTCAGGTGCTACCATTCTTATTGCAAACATATATGACACTCCCGTTGTAGGGGATACGTTGACTATTGCAGGTGTGACTAATGACTCTGGCGCGCTTATTACTTATACAATATCTGCTGTAACTTTTGATAGTACTGCAAAGACTGCCTCAATAGAACTTAACGCTTCTATTCCTGCACCGAAAGCACCTGCAGATAAAGCAGCGGTGACCTTTGGTAACAATACGAGTCTAATCGAAGGTCTTGCGTATTTTGGACAGAGAGCTATTGCAGCCCGTGGTAGTAACCTTTGGTCATCTGATGGTACAGGTTGGATCAGAATCAATACTCCATCCTATGGCACTGTGCTTGTCAATGGTGGGAGTCAGACTGGTTCAACTCTTGTAGTTGATGGATTAACTAGGGTTCCACAGCAGGGTGATACTTTTACTGTAGCAGGTGTAGAAAAAGTCTATGCTATCACTAGCAGCGTCACTGTGACCTCTGGTGGTGCAACTTTTGCTATCTCCCCTGCACTAGCATCTTCACCAGCAGACAATGCTGCCATTACGTTCCGTAGTTCTGGCCGTCCTAACAGTTCTAAGATGAGGTTTGAGCGATATAACTTCTCAGGCACCCCTACTCTTGTTGGTGTAGATGGAGCTAACCGTCCGTTTAAGTACTCTGGTTCCACCTTTTCTGTAATCACCACTGCACCATCAGATGTTCTTGGTGCTAGTCATGTGACCCAGTTCAAGAACCACTTGTTCTTTGCCAATGGAACAAACTTAACCTTTACTTCACCATATTCTGACACAGACTTCTCTGCAGCTAATGGCGCTGGCTCAATTAACCTAGCTCACGTAGTCACAGGTATGATTGTTTTCCGTGAACAGCTTATCATCTTTAGTACAGATCAGATACACAGGATCGTTGGTAATACTATCTCTGACTTCCAGTTGCAGCCTATCTCTACTGACATTGGTTGTGTGAGAACAGACACTATCCAAGAAGTTGGTGGTGATATTGCTTTCCTTGGGCCAGATGGTGTTAGACTTCTCAGCGCAACCGACAAGATTGGTGACTTTGGTTTTGCAGTTGCATCCCGTCCAATTCAGTCTGAGGTAACTAGGCTTGTGTCTTCAAATACTAGCTTTACTTCTTGTGTAATTCGTGGTAAAAACCAGTATAGACTTTTAGGATATTCTTCAAGTAGAACACCGTCATCTTCTATAGGTGTTTTGGCTACACAGTTTATCGACCAGACAGTACAAGGAATGGCTTGGGCAGAAGTAAATGGTATTCTTGCGTATGTAGCAGACAGTGTTTACTCTAGTACAGACTCTTCTGAGACGATCCTCTTTGCTAATAAGGATGGGTATGTGTATCGTATGGAGTCTGGTAACAGTTTTGATGGTACAGCTATTCCTGCTGAATACTCTACCCCACATATCCCACTGAGTGACCCTAGAGTACGAAAGACTTTGTATAAACTGACTACTTATGTTAAACCAGAGGGTTCTATCTCTGGTACAGTTAGTACGGAATTAAACTTTGGTCAAACGGATACAATTCAACCACCATCAATATCACTACAGAATACTGCAGACAGCCCTTTCTTTTATGGTGTTGCGGTATACGGGGTCGCAAAGTATGGGGGTAAACTTACATACTCCTTTACTTCACAGATGGTTGGTTCTGGTTTTACTGTAAGTCTCCAGTATAATTTCTCTAACATAACACCTCCTTTCTCTTTGGATGCTATCACCATAGAGTACCTCAACAACGACAGGCAATAAAATGGCAACAGGCTATACTCGCAAAGATACCAATAACAACATCGCTAACGATAAAGTGATCAATGCTGAGGACTTAGATGCTGAGTTCGACGGGGTACAGTCTGCTATGGATGCAACCACAGGACATACCCATGATGGTACTACTGGTGGTGGTGCGCCTATTGAAGCTATCGGCCCAGCGCAGGCTGTTGTTATTACCGCTTCCGCAATGCGTCCTAAGACGGACGACACGATTGACCTAGGTACAAGCACCTTTGAGTTCAAGGATTTGTTCATTGATGGTACTGCTAACATTGACACCCTTCAAGTAGATGAGTCAGCTACCATTACAGCTAACCTTACCGTAAACGGTAATACTACTTTAGGTAATGCTGCAACTGATACTGTCACTGTGACTGCTGATGTTGCTTCAAACTTGATCCCTTCTGCAGATAATACCTATAATCTTGGTTCTGCTACCGATGAATGGGCCAATATCTATATCGACGGCACTGCTCAGGTTGACACTCTTCAAGTTGATGAGTCGGCTACCATCACGGCTAACCTTACTGTAAACGGTAATACCACTTTAGGTAATGCTGATACAGATACTGTGACTGTCAACGCTGACTTTGCATCTAGCCTTATCCCCGATGCAGACAATACGTATGATCTGGGTCTTTCTACCAATGAGTGGCGTAACCTTTACATTGATGGCACTGCTCAAGTAGATACCCTACAGGTGGATGAGTCTGCTACTATTGCAGCTAACCTGACTGTGACGGGAAATGCTACCATCACGACTAACCTCACTGTTAATGGTAACACTACTATTGGTAATGCTGATACAGATACTGTCACTGTAACTGCAGATGTTGCATCCAACCTAATCCCTTCAGCAGACAATACCTATGACCTTGGTGCAACTGGTAGTGAGTGGAAAGACTTGTACATTACAGGTACTGCAAATATTGACTCTCTGGTTGCTGATACTGCTACTATCAGTGCAGGTACTGCTACCCTGAGTGCTGCTACAATCATCACTTCTAATGGTGGTAATCTTACGCTACAGAGAAATGATACGGCAGTCGAAACTGGAGAGACTCTTGGTGCAGTGGACTTCCAAGCACCTAACGTATCTGGTGGTGGTGACGCTATCTTGGTTGCTGCTAGTATCAAAGCTGTAGCAAAAGATACTTTTAGCTCTACTGTAAATAAGACCTCTCTGGTGTTTCAGACGGCTGCTGATGGGGATGTTGTTACCCGTATGGAAATTACTGGTGACGGTAATGTTCTTCCTAATACAGATAATGCCTATGATCTTGGCTCTAGCACCAGAGAATGGAAAAACCTGTGGGTTACTGGCACTGCTAACATTGATGATCTAGTTGCTGATACTGCTGACATTAACGGTGGTACTATTGATGGGACAACCATTGGTGCTACTACTGCTGCTGCTGGTACCTTTACTAATATAACCGCTACTGGGGGCACTATCACAGGGATCACTGATCTTGCCGTAGCTGATGGTGGCACTGGTGCATCTAATCCAGCAGGTGCAAGAACTAACCTTGAACTTGGTACTATTGCAACTCAAGATGCAAACAACGTGACCATCACTGGTGGCTCTATCACTGGGATTACTGACCTTGCTGTAGCTGATGGCGGAACTGGTGCATCTACACTAACTGGTTATGTTAAGGGTAGCGGGACTTCTGCTCTTACAGCATCTGCAACTATTCCAAACACAGATATCACTGGCCTTGGCACAATGTCAACTCAGGCTGCTAGTGCTGTTGCAATCACTGGTGGGTCTATCAATGGAACTACCATTGGTGCAACCACTACATCTACTATTGCAGGTACTACAGGCAATTTCTCTGGTAACGTACTTGTTGGTACTACTAGCACAGCCCCTGCCCAAAGTTCAACTATTACAGGTCTTGCATTTCTTTCTACTGGACAACTAAACATTAACGTAGATGCTACATTCCACCGCATGGGTCGTATTCAAGACGGAACTCTCCTGACGTTCTATTCAGCAGGTACGGCACAAGGTAACATCGCCATTGCTGCTGGTATAACTACATTGACACCATTCCTTGGTTCTCACTGGGCAGCACTCTCTGACTGGAGCCGTCCAGATATTAAGATGGGTACTATTATGGAAACCATCAATGAGCTAGTGGAATGGAAATATGTTGTCATCGACGTTCTTGGTGAACAAAAGAAGGTAGCATATAACGGTACAGCAGCAGTTGGGGATATTGTATCCGTAGATTTTGAAGGCCAGACTTACGAAGGTATCCTAGAAAAAGAAATTGATCCTTTGCTGAACAAGCACGTTAAGGTCAAAGTTAGTGATACCCCCGAATCAAAGGCAGTCTTTGGGGTCTTCCTATACTGGAATACAGACGTTGAACTGGATGGTGGTGTTTGGAATGATATGTCTGTAGCAGCGGTTGGTAACTTTGTCATCCGTATGGCAGCAGGACAGACACCAGAGATTGGTGACCTAGTTGTATCTAATGGCACTGGGTGTGGGGTTGTTCAAGCTGACGATAGTATTCGTACAAAAACTGTAGCAAAAATTACCAGCACGATTCCACAAATAGTTTATGAGGATGGTTCTTTCCTTGTGACTTGTGTTCTTTACTGTGGTTAATAAAACACTTGCAGTCAAATCTATTTTAGTGTAAGATACAACAAACGTCTGGAGACATAGAGTGGACTTCAATCCCCAACAGCAACATAGCTTGCTTAAACAAATGGGCTATGACGGGCCAACAGACCCTAAGATGATGGAAGCTTTCCTATCGTCCAATCCCGGCGCAGCAGCACGTATGGGTAAGTTCTCTCGCGTTGTTAAGAAACGTGCAGGTATGGCTCAGGGTGGTGCTGTAGAACAGTCTGCAGGTGAAGAGCTTTCTCAAGCAGTTATCCGTGATCCGGGAAGCCTTGTAGAAGAAGCTGATGTAGCTAAGATACAAGTCACCCCCGGTACCCTAATCAATCCTGATGTAGGTCAGGTTAGGGCTGCACCAGTGGTGGACACAGCAACAGTAGCTAAGACTGAAGACGCTAGAGCACCTAGACCTATTGATGCTGCAACAGTTCGAGCAGATACTGCTGCTGAGGATGTTCGCAGGGAAACAAATAGACTTGATGCTGAACAGGGTACTGTATCTGGACGTTCTCAAGTCCGTGCTGCACAACAAAAAGAAAGTTCTCTAGAAGGTCTTCAGGCTGAACAGGGTAAAGGTATCCTTATGGATAACCCAGTGCAGCGTAAGGTAGAAGAAGGAGAACTAATCTCTGGCTCTACTGTGGATGCCGCTAAGGTTAATAAACTAGCTGAAAGCATTCAGGCAGCAGAGGCTACTCCTACTAAGCAGGCTACTGTACAGGGCCAGCTTGAAGGACTTATGCAACAGTTCGAGGGTGGTAATACACCAGCGTGGGCTGCAGGGGCTATGCGGGCTGCTAATGCTGCTCTAGCTTCTCGTGGTCTTGGTGCATCCTCAATGGCTGGACAGGCTGTTATTCAGGCTGCTATGGAGTCTGCGCTACCTATTGCTCAGGTTGATGCCAGTACCTTTGCACAGTTTGAGGGACAGAACCTTTCGAACAGACAGCAGACTGCACTCTTCGCTGCTCAACAACGTGCTAGTTTCCTTGGCCAAGAGTTTGACCAGAACTTCCAGACTCGTGTTATGAATGCCGCTAAGGTTTCAGACATTGCTAACATGAACTTCACCGCAGAACAAAACATTGCGATGGAGAACAGCCGTATTGTCAACACGGTAAACTTGGAGAACCTGAGTAATCGTCAGGCTATGACTATGGCACAGGCTGCTGCCCTTGCTAACCTTGACATGGCTAACCTGAGTAACCGTCAACAGGCTGCTGTTCAGAATGCACAAGCGTTCCTGCAGATGGACATGGCGAACCTTGACAACAGCCAACAAACAACTATGTTCCGTGCGCAGTCTAACATTCAGGCAATGTTTACGGATCAAGCTGCAGTCAATGCTGCAAGACAGTTTAATGCTTCGAGTGAGAACCAGACTAATCAATTCTTTGCAGACCTCTCCAGCCGTGTGAGTATGTTTAACGCAGAGCAGGGCAATGCTATGAAGCAGTTCAATGCTGGTGAGACTAATACTAATGCAAGATTTAATGCTCAGTTAAGGACACAACGTGATCAGTTCAATGCTAATAACTCTCTGGTGATTGCACAGGCTAACGCCCAGTGGAGACAGAACGTAGCTACAATAAACACTGCCGCACAGAATACTGCTAACCTCGAATCAGCCAGAGCGCGTAATGGTCTGACCACCCAAGCACTGGATAACATCTGGCAAAACGAACGTGACCTTATGTCCTTTGCTTTCCAATCCTATGAGTCTGCACAAGACAGAGCTACACAGCTTTTGCTTGAGAATAAAAAAGAGAAAGCAGCAGAAGCACAGAGTAAAGCCAGCTTCTTCTTCAAACTCCTGTTCGGTTAAGGAATAATAATAATGGACTATGATAAAGGTTATAAGACAGCCTCTTCTCTTGCAGACAGTATTAGACAAGCGGCTCTCTCTGGGACTAAAGCAAAAATTGGGAGTGGTCTTGCATCACGTATGGCTGCGACTGAACAAAAGTCTGAAAGCTATACTGATCTTGTAACACAATACATGAACTTTACAAGAGATTTTTTTGAACCTGTTGCAGCACAAAGACAACAGATGCCAACCTCTCCTGCAGGATCACCTATGGGTGCTGTCAATACTTCGGGTTCGCTTACAAGCCCTATCTCTGCTGATGTAGGGGACAAGGGTATTAGACGTATCCTTTCAGCACTCAAGAGCAAAGAGTCTAGTGGAAACTACAATGCTAAGAACCCTAAGAGTTCTGCGTCTGGTGGTTATCAGTTTATTGATAGTACTTGGCGGAGCCTCTCAAATAAGTATGGTGTAGGTACAGAATATAAAACCGCTAAGTCTGCACCCTCTGAAGTACAGGATATTGTAGCTGCAAGATATGTTGCAGATATCCTCGCAGAGAACGACAACGATGTTACAAAAGTTCCTGTTGTTTGGTACACAGGTAACTCTGCAGGGTCAATGAGTGAAGCAGCCTTGGCGGCAAACAATGGTCTTACGGCTGATAGATATCAGGCTGACTATATGCGTAGATACAATGCAATGTCTGGAGAATAAGTATGGATATGTTTAACGCCCCTATCCCCGGACAATCCTTAACTACAGAACCTAAAGGATATCCTTGGGAACGTCCGCCAGAGATTAACGACCCAGAGGAAGCCATTCAATATCACCTCGCTCGTCTCTCTGAACCAGAAATGCTTGAGGGTATTCTTGACTTGATTGAAGTAGAGGAACTAGATGTAAAGACTCTTACCTCTGGTATCATGCGTGGTGCAGTAGCTAGTGGTATGCACACTATCGATGTTGCGTTGTTGGTTGCACCTGTTGTGCATGAGTTTATTAAGCAGGGCGCTATTGCTTTCGGACTTAGCCCTGATGATGGCTTTGAGAACAAAGAAGAAAAAGCTCAGTATACTAAAGCAAAGAAAACTAGCCTTGCCAAGAAGATGATCAAAGAGATGTCACCAGCAGTAGCTGTAGAGGCAGTACAAGAAGCATCACCTGTAGAGCAAGTTGCCGTAGAAAAGCCTAAGGGTCTTATGTCAAGAGGAGATAGATAATGGGTTTTTGGCAAGGACTAAACGAAGGCTTAACCTATGTACTTGATAAGAAAGCTGCAAAAGAGTCTGAAGAACAAGACCGTGCTTTCAAGACAAAGATGTATCAAGACCAACTTCGTAGTGAGCGTCAAGGAAAACTCTTTGATATCCTAGTCTCAAAGGGTGCAACAGCATCAACGATTAGTGACTCAAGTCATGAGATTAAAGTCTTAAAACAACTTGGAGCTTCTGATGAAGTCCTTGCAGAGGCTGCAGGGTATGGTGGGGAGTCCCTACAAAAAGCTATAGAGATTGTACAAGCAAATAAAGCAGCAGTTGAAAACACCCCCCTTGAATTTGGCACTGCTCAGGTAGATGCATTACTGTCTTCTGCTGTTAAAACTGCCTTTGAGGGTAAAGAGCCAGACTATAATTTGGCTGCGTCTATCTATGGAATAAACCCAGAAGACTTAGATAAGCCTGTTGAGGGTGCTGAGGGTATGACTTACAGAGACCTTGTTAGGGGTGCTTTAACTCCACAAGACACACAAAAAGTAACTTTCCTAAATGAAACTGTTGGTAAACCTCTTACTGATGATGACGTTAGTAATATTCTGAGTGGTGCTAAAGAGGGTCTTGAGGATTCTCTTAAGGCAGAGATAGTAGCAACTTCCAGAGTAGCTAGTAATTTTGCGGCGAAAGCAGAGGCTGGTACTCTGACAGAAGAAGAAATAGAGGATAGAGACCTTAATAATGAGAGAATGAAAGCCCTTGCAGTGGCAGAGGAAGACCTAAAGCGTGGCTCTGTTACGGCTGCTACTCAACTGGTTGGGGGTAAAGCTATCTTGCCATTCCTTCAAACCAACTCTGCTGCATTAAATTATAACTTTGGGCAGGGCTGGGGGACATCTCTTCAGGAGCTTACTTTTAATTCAGCAGAAGAAGTAGAACAGGCTGTAAAAGACTTCAAGGTATTCGAGGGTGACCTTGTAATTGTAGATGGAAAAGTTCGCACAGTAAGGAACAGGGCTAGATCACAATGACAGATTTATTTTTAGCCTTCCCAGAAACTGAAGAAGAAAATACTGCACCTGTAGTAGGTCAGGTGGAACCAGCACCACGTGTGCCTTCTAGCGGTAATACCATTGAGGTAGCTTTTCCAGAAGACCAAAGCGTAACTCCTGCAGAGGTACAGACTGAGGAGATTATTTCAACTGAACCTCAAGACCCCTTTGCTAGTTATGAAGGGAGAAGCCTTACAGATGAAATGATCCTTGCTGACCCAGAACTTATGAAGGTTGTAGATACCTCACTACAAGTTCGTTTTGGTGCGCGAAGCAATCTTGCTGGTGCTGTTACTGGACTGGCAGGTGGTGCTACTGGAACCTTTGAGGGTAAATCCCCAGAGGAGCGTCTGGAAATCTGGAATAACTGGAATCGTTCTTTTGCTGGTGGTCAGTCTGTCACAACCCTTAATGAAGTTGCCTTTCATGTAGGTGCAAGTGATGAGGAAAATGCTGCTATCGGGGCAAGCTTCGAGTTGTTCGACAAGAAGGGCAATATCTTTACTGGCACAGAAACCCTAGGTGAAACTTTTGATGGTGTCTTTGACTACCTCAAGGCCGCAATCTATGATCCTGTAACTATAGCAAGTTTGGGTGTAGGTAAAGCTCTTACCTTTGGTGGAACTAAGGCTGCGGCGCTGGCCCTTAAGGCTACTGCAAGGGCTGCATTTAGACAGTCGCTTGCTGCTGGTGCTACAAGAGAGGTTGCTGCTAAGGCCGCTAAGGATGCAACTCGTATGGGGTTTGCTTCCCTCGGAGCCAAGACTGTGGCACAGTATTCTGCTGTGGATTTTGCAGCCAACGTAGGTTCAGATATCGCATATCAGAATGTGCTTATTGGTACAAAGGCTCAGGAAGAATACAGCTATGCACAGACTGGTATTGCAGCACTTGGGACTCTTGCTATCCCATCCATTATTGCTGCATCAAAGGGTATAGAAGCTCTTGCTGTAGGTGCTAGACAAGCATCTGCTAAACTGCCTGCTGGTGAACGTAACATCTTTGAAGCCTACGTGGATGTACAGAGAAAGTTTGGCAACCTTGGCCCTGATGATATTGCTAATGCAGTCAAACAGCGGACTAACGTAGGTCAAGTTAATGCCTCTCTCCAGAGTACCTTTCAGAATTTTGCTGCTAACCTACAAAATTTTGTCCCTTGGTCTCAAGCAAAGGTAGACGCAGGCAGGATTCTAAACAGTAATGGTGTTGCTCTAACTGCAGGGGAAAACCAGAACCTGTTCTGGAAAAGTTTTCTTTTTGGTGATACTGCAGGAACTCAAAAAGGTTTTGTTCAAGAGCTATCAGATGCTGGCTTTGTCTATGTACCAAGAAGCAAAGATGACACCATCACAAACTTTATCTCTGATGCAATGTCTTGGTTGGAGCCTGCCGTTGTTAAACAACTTGTTTCAGACTTTGAGACAACTGTAGGTAAAACCTTTGACGGGACTGTGGATACGCCAGAGTTGCTTAGTTCAGCTTTCAAAAATAGACAGAGCCTATTCGGGAATGGTCTGAATGACTCAAAGCAAGTCCAAGACATCCTAAACAAGGGTGGTACTGTAGGTCAATTTGCCGCAGCCATAAGTAAACAAGCAGATGAGGAACATCCAGAAATCGGTAAGTATGTCCTCTCTGTGTGGAAACGTCTTGTCACTTCTAACCTTTCTACTACAGCACTTAACGTCAAGGGTTGGGCATCGTTATCTGTTATGAACACCGCTTCTGATCTTGTGTTGGGTGGGCTTAAGCTGGGTGAAGCTGCAATATATAAGGCTTCAGGGCAACAGGGTGCATACGAGGCTGCTCTCAATGCCTCTAAGGGTTCTATCCTTGGTAGTATCAAGCGTGGCTATAACCTCTTTACACCAACGATGACTCTGGAAGCTGCAGATGGATACCTGATGTTAAAGCCTGAACTCTACGAGAGTGTTCTTCGTACAAGCTCTGGTGGTACAGATGGTGCAAATGTTTTGAAAACTTTTAATATTGACCCTACAAACAAAGTTGCAAACATTACCGAAAATACTGTTACTGCGTTACAACACGTTACTGGTGTTCGTTTACAGGATGAAGTAACTAAGCTGCTGTCTTTCCAGAGCGCCCTTGAGCAGGGTATCCTAAGAGAGTATGGTCAAACATACAATGCTTTTATGAGCCGACCAGATGCTTATACTGAAATGTTTACTACTCGTTTCAAGGAGCGTGTAGATGCTTGGGCTTTAAACAGAACCGTGAGAGAAACTGCTTCTAAAAGTTGGTCACAGAAAAAAGGTCGAGGAGTTACTCTAGGTATTGCCAAGGGTATTGAAGCCATCTCCAGAAATCCTATAGGCGGTTATGCAGTTCCTTTCGGATCGTTTATGAACACTGCATTTGCTACACTTGGGGATTACTCTGGGTTCAACGCTGTCAAACACTTAACTGCAAGGGCCTTGAATGACTCAGGTATCTCGCGTACAAGGTTTGACTTCGCAGAAGAAGAGGGCATGGAGCTTGTTGCAAAAGGTATCGTTGGTTGGTCAGCAGTAAACTTGTATCTTAATGACTCTATTGAAAAAGTTGAGAAGGGTTACGCATGGAATCAAGACGAGCGTGACGATGGCTCTATTGCGGATATTACCTATGAATTTCCTGTGTCTTACCTAAAGATAGCTGCTCATATGGCTGCTCATTATGTCAAGGATAAGGAAATCCCAGAGTCACTTGCTAAACAAGCATTTGAAGTTCTTGGTGGTCAGCCCTTCCGACAGATGGATACCGCAGGGCAAGAGGCTCTGGTAGTAATCAATAGTATCTTGACTGCAGAGTATGATGAGGCTGTTGCTAGTAGTATCTCTGTTCTCTCTGGGTTAGGTTCTCGTATTATCTCTGGTGCGCTCCGTCCTCTAGACCCAGTAAACCAAGTTGCTATCTTGATGTCTGATGACTACACACAGATAGATCGTAAGCAGGCTAACAACAAGTTTCTTGCTGAGTCGTTCAGATATGTTGACCAAATCTTTGGTGGTTTCGAGGCTCCAAAAGCAGCAACCTCTACTCGTGGTTTTGACCTAGGACGACCTGATGCGGGTAAAGGCTTAGGGGTAAGGTCAGTACCAGCGCCTAATTCTATTGAGCGTGTTCTTTCTGCTGTAGGTAAAGCTCCTTGGCAGGCTGTACGCTGGGGTGGTGATGATCAGGTAAAGAACTCTATGGATGGTATCCTTGGCCCTATCCTAAACGCAGAAGCAGAGCGTATGTTACGGGATAACCCAGACTTCTTTGATAAAAATTTAGCTACTAAAGAGAAGCGTGTAAATGAAGTTCTCGAAAGAGCAAAGAACCTTGCTACTCAGGTTATAGACTTTGGTTTCTCAGAGGAAGATACGCTGATCAAACTTAAAAGAGACCTATCTAATCTGCCGAAGAAGGACGTAAGAAGGGCTATGACTTACCTCGACTTTACAGGTGATCCTATGGACATAGCCAAAGAAGAGGGGGGAGCTGATAAGCTAGAGATGCTTATCTACTTCTCAAAGAACTATAATGAACTGCTTGTAGAATAAAAAGAGGGAGCCTTTGTGGCTCCCTTTAAGTTTAGTCCTCAAGCATAAAGTCAGCCCATTCCTCTGCCTCTCGCTTGATATCATCCCTACGTACCATGCCTGTAGACCTAGACAGCAGGGCATTCATTGCCATCCCCATTAGGTAGATTCGGGATGTCATAGGTTTAGGTGGCCCACCAAACTTCTTCTTGGCGGTGAACTGCTTGGCTTCTTCTTCAAGCATTGCATTCACTTTAACCACCTCAGCAGACTTCTCGTCAGGTTTTATCAGGGTTGTTTTCTTCATGTATCTCCACCTCTTCAACTAGCCTTGCCAGATACCACTGTGCTTTCTTCAAGTCTTCTAGGCCATTCTTATAGCGCCAACGATGCAGATATTTTGCAGTGTTACCCCGTAGATACCCGATATACTCTTCATAGGTCAGGAAGTCTGCAATGTAGTCGATACACTCAATGTCACCCTGTCCGTAGTGCTTTGGGTGATTCACATTATCTGACTGTGCTTCTTCTTCATCAGTTTCAAAATGCCACTTGGCCATTATAACTTCTCCGTTTCAAATGCAATAATCCATTGCTTACAGATATCACTACGAACAATATCATCAACACCAAACTCAATGGTTGGGATATCCATGTTGTACTTCTTAGCTAGATGCAGAATCTTACTAAGACCACTCTGCTGATTGATGTCACTCTGCTTGATATCACCGTTGATGACAATAGTACATTCTTTACCTACACGAGTCAAGAGCATTTTCATCTCATGGATCGTAAGGTTCTGTGCTTC